GCATACTGGGATGCCGGATATCGCAAGGGGCAGGAGTACAGCAAGGGATTGGTGGCTGGCCAGGCAACCTCTACCGGTTTCAACCTGTTCAACCAAAGTGACGCTGAGAGGTTCAATGAGGAGGCTTTTGCCACCCAGGATGCCATCTGGTCTAAACTCAACGGTTATGCCACCGGTCTGGGCCGCGTCCCCTATGACAACTACCCCGCACTCCTTCACGAAGGAGAGCGGGTGCTCACCGCGGCCGAGGCCCGCAGCTACAACCAAGGCGGCGCCGGCAGTGTACAGATCGTCATGAACGGTACAGTGATCCGGGAAGACGCTGATATTGACCGGGTGGCCCAGTCCCTGCTGGAGAAGCTCCGACAGGCCAAGACAGCGGGGGTGTACCGATGAGCCTGGTATTTTCTTTTCTGGCAGATGGCGAGGAGCTGCAGCTCCCCGTTTCGCCTGTTCCTTTTGGGTGGGGTGCCGGCCAGACAGCCCGGGAGATTACCGTCAATGGCACCGGCCTGGTTTATCTGCCCGGCGACCCGGCGGCCCACTCCGGACAGCTGGAGTTTTTGCTCCCCGCCCGGGAGTACCCGTTTCTGGCCGCCGGTGCGGTGCGGGACCCTTACTACTACATCAACAAGCTGCAGGCCTGGGCCACAGGGCGCAAGATCGTGCGCTATGTGGTGCCAGGCGTGGTCAATGAGCGGGTCATCATCGAAGAGGTGACCTTTGAGGAGCGGGACGGTACCGGCGATGTCTACGCTAAGGTATATCTGAAGGCCTCCCCGGAGCTGAAAGCAGTGACCACCGAGGCCGGCGCGGGAGCCGGAACAAACAGCGGCCGGGGTGAGCCGGAGGAAGTGCCAGCCGCTCAGACCTACACCGTGGTCACCGGGGACTGCCTGTCTGTTATCTGCCGCCGGTTTTATGGGAACGGTACCGCCAAGTACTACAACGCCCTGGCAGCCTACAACGGCATTCAAAACCCGCACCTCATCTTCCCAGGGCAGGTGCTAACCATTCCGTCCAAGGCCCAGCTGGGGGTGAGCGGATGATCATGACCATTACCAGCGGTTCCACCACAGTGGAGAACGCCTGGGGCCTGGTGGGTAATGTGGTCTGGAGCGGAGACAAGCAGCGGGCCGCCCGTACCCTGAACTTTGACCTGGCCACCAGTCAGGCAGACCCAAACCTGCCGGCAGTAGAGTGCCCGGTAGGGGCCACCGTAAGCTTCTGGGATGACAATAAGGCCCCGGTCTTTCAGGGTCAGGTAGTGACCCGCCAGCTGGAGGACACCCAGGGCATGGTACCCATCGTGGCCCACGACCGAGGGAGATTTCTGGCAGGCAACGACGGTACCGAAAAGATCCGGGATGAGACCCCGGAGTCGGCGGTGGCTCGGATTTGTTCAAAGTATGGGATCCCTGTGGGGAAGCTGGCCACCACCGGGGTGTCGGTGCGGCGCAAGTTTGTCCGAACATCCCTGTGGAACATTGTCACCAGCCTGTATACCCTGGCATCCAGACAGACCGGGCAGCAGTACATGGCTCGCTTTGAGTGGGACAAGCTGGTGGTGTCGGTGCGCAGCGAGTCGGCAGAGAACCTGGTGATCCAGCCCCAGTCCAACCTGCTGTCCTCCCGCACGGTGGAGTCCATTGAGGACATGCGCAACAGTGTGGGAATCTACGACAAGGACGGCAACCGACTGTCCACAGTTCAAGATGAAGACGCGGTAGCCCTGTATGGCCTGCTGGAAAAGCACATCACCCAGCAGGATGGTCAGGATGCCCAGCAGGAGGCAAAGCAGATCCTGCGGGACCAGGGGCTGAGCCAGACCATTTCAGTGCGCTGTATGGGAGACCTGCGGCTCACCACCGGCAAGACCGTGGTGGTGCGCCAGCCGGTGACCGGCCTGTCCGGGGTGCTGTGGATCGAGAGCGACCAGCATGTATGGAATGGCGGCAACTACACCACAAACCTGACCTTGAACCTGAGAAACCTGATGTATGAAAGCGAGACAGGGAGTGAGCTGAAATGAGTCAACAGGATCCCTATGCCGGGATGTTGCTGGAAATGCAGGATCAGGCTGTGAACGTACAGCCTCCCGGATGGTGTCTGGGCCGGGTCAAGGCCATTGGGCCAGGGCGGCTACTCATTCAGGCCAACGGCATGACGCTGGACGAGGAGGATCTAAGGGTAAATCCAAAGCTGTTATACAATGCGCAGGAGCATGTGAGGATCACCTTTACCGAAGACGGGGGTGAGGTCACGCTGGGAGTGTATGCAACGGTGGAGACGGAGACAATCTGCAACCCGGGTCAGCGTACGCCGTTGGGCTTGTATGGGCTTCCAGGGTATCTGTCTGGTACTGTGAAAGCCACCATTACCACCCAGCACCTGCAGGTGGGAGATCAGGTAGTGCTGCTGCCCGACCAGGAGGGGCAAATTTATTATGTACTTTGTAAGGTGGTGGGGTTATGAGCCTATTTCCTTTGATCCAGGCTCCCAGTGAGGGGAGCCAGACCAGCGCTGCCCTGCCCCTGTATCGGGAGGTGGCCTGGGACTTTGAAGCCGACCGACCCAAGTGGCGCAACGGCAGCCCCGTGTGGGTCACCGGCGCCCAGGCGGTGGCCACCTGGGTTTGGAATACCCTGCACTATGTGCGCACCTCTCTGGATCTCTTCTCCTGGGATTGGGGAAACGAGCTGCAGCTGCTCACCGGCCGGCCGTTCTCCCAAGCGGTGAAAGAGTCGGAGGCGGTGCGCTATGTGCGGGACTGCCTGACCGTCAATCCATACATTACCGACGTGCGGCAGATCTCGGTGGACTTTTCCGGGTCCACCATCGCCATTTGCTGCGCGGTAGATACCATTTACGGGGAGGTGGAAGTCAATGCCACTGGACTTTGACGCGCTGATCCAGGACGTGAGTCCGGAGAGTTTGAAAGCGGCCATGAAGCAGGGCCTGGCAGAGTCTGGGGTGTCCGTGGACACCCGGGAGGGATCCTATACGGACCTGCTCTATTCCCAGGCGTCCTATCAGATCTATCGGGGGCTGGCCTACCACCCCACGTTGCTGGCGGCCGCTGTTCCCAGTGCGGAGTCCGGGCCCTATCTGGACCGCTTTGGGGATATGTACGGTCTCCACCGCACCCCGTCGGCTACGGCCTATGTGGTGCTGACCTTCACCGGGGATGAGGGCTCTGTGATCCCCAAGGGCACGGTGGCTGTGTCCACCGGCGGCCTTCGCTTCGCCACCGATCTGGCGGCCTCCATCACCGGCGGGACGGCACAGGTGCCGGCCACGGCGGAGCAGCCGGGGGAGATCTACAACGTGGCGGTGGGTACCGTCACCCGGCTGGCGGTCAGCCTGGCCGGGATCGACCAGGTGACCAACGAAACGCCGGGGGAGGGGGGAGCCGACGAGGAAAGCGACGCTTCTTTCTACGACCGGATCCACACCTTTCTGTCCGAGCCGGTGGCGTCGGGCAATATCAACCACTATAAGCAGTGGGCCAGGTCAGTGTCCGGCGTGGGCAACGCGGCGGTGATCCCGCTGTGGAATGGAAACGGGACAGTGAAGGTTGTGATCGCCAGCGAGGAGAAGGAGCCATTGGATGAGCTGATCGTCACCCAGGTGGCCCAGTACATCGAATCGGTGCGGCCCATCGGGGCCCAGGTTACCGTGGTATCTGCCCAGGCCCTCTCCATCGATGTGGAGGCTACCTGTACCCTGGAGGGCGGTGTGCTTCCTGGGACAGTGCAGGCGGAGCTGGAGGAGAAGCTGCGGACAATGCTGCTGGAGATGGAGATGGGAGCCCAGGAGCCGGTGCGGTATGTGCGGATCATGGCCATGCTCCTGTTCTGCCGGGGGGTGGTGGACTGCTCTTCCCTCACGGTAAACGGTAGAACGGAGAATATCCCGGTCAGCATGGAACAGGTGCCCGTGTTGGGAACAGTCTCCATCCGTGCCGGCTGAGAGGGGGGGAGAGCATGACAGAGCTGGGTAAGCTGGAGCGGCTGCCCCAGAGACTGCGGGACAGCCCTGAGACCGCGGCAGCGGCCGACTCCATGACCGTGATTGCCCAGTGGTACTGGGAGACCACCCGGGACCTGCCGGACCAGTTTTTTGTATCCACGGCCACTTGGGGACTGGTTGAGTGGGAGCGGCTGGTGGGGATCTCCCCCAGCGATGGCCAGACGTTGGAGGCACGGCGGGCGGCTGTGGTTGCTAAGCTGTGTTCCACCGGAACCACCAATGCGGAGATGATCCGTGCTTTGGCCGAGGCCATCACAGGATATGGAGCCACGGTGACCGAGAATTTCTCGGACTACTCCTTCTCCCTGCGCTTCTATGGGGAGGAGGCCACCTTCATCAACATCGATACTCCGCTGCTGCTGAGCACTGTGGAAGAGATCAAACCCGCTCACCTGCGGTTCATCATCGAGAAAATCCGGTGGGAGGACCTGGAGGCGGTGGGTATGACCTGGAAGCAGCTGGAGGCCCGTTTCAAGAGCTGGGAGGAGCTGGAGAAATCCTTCTTCTGCCACAAGAAATGAGGAATGGATATGACTCCCTTAGAGGAAAACCGCGCTCAGATGGAGAAGCTGAAAGACCGCCTCCACTTGTATCAGGAACAGCTTAAGCAGGCCCAGCGCTCGGAGGAGCGGGATGGGCTGCGGGCCAAGATCCGTACCTACCGGGCCGCTATCCGAGACGTGCAGGTACAGATCGACCACCTAGATCCACCGGCACAGCGGAAAGCGCGGAAGGCCCAGCGCAAGCGGCTGGACGTGGGTGCCATGACCTTTGATTTCTTTGAGTACACCAATGCCTGCTGGAGTGACCTGGAGGGCCACAGTTGGCAGCATGTGGAGGCTGGGGACTTTGTAAACCTGGGTACCTCCATGGAGCAGCTGCAGGAGTGGATGGCGGAGGGAGCTCAGCGACTGAGCGACCGCCAGCGGCAGTATCTGGACGCTTACTACAATGAGGGTCTGTCTCAGCTGGCCATTGCCCAGCGCTATGGCGTAGATAAAAGCTCGGTAAGCCGGGTGATCCGAAACGGACTCAATCGGATGCAGGTCTGGGTGGACAGTAAAAAGCTCATTGCCTCCTGTGCCGACGGAAAGGGCGGATTTGATTGGGTGCGGTACCTGTCTCAGGTACCGGTACTCACAGATCGGCAGCGGCAGCTCATGCTGCTGGTGCTGTCCAAGCTGCCCAAAACCCAGGAGGAGTTGGCTGAAAAGCTGGAGCTGGAATCCAGCACGGTATCACGCACCCTATCCAAGGCCGGGAACACTATTCATCAGCTGCAGGTTTCTGGAAAACCAACCGGCCGGCCGGAAATTCGATGGGACAAAGCGGACAAGTTCTCCCTGGCTCTGGATACCGGTATGCCGCTGTACTTTTACTACATGTACTGCTTCCGGGGGCAGCGAGTGGGCGGCATGAG